GCTCAATTTTTTAGGTAATAAAATTTAAAAGGAAAGCAATGAAACAATATACACTTCTAACTGCAAACGGCATCAATAAGCTTTTAAAAACAGCTAGCAATGGAAGCAAGATCATACTAAAAGAGGTGGTTGTCAGCGATTTTGATGGCGAGCTAAGTGAAAGCATAACAACTATACCAAATGAGAAGTATAGAGGTGCAATAAATGCAATAACAATAAACGAGAGTGACAGCAACATTCTTGATGTTGATGCGATAATACCACCTGAAGTTGGCGGATTTTACATAAAAACTGCTGGTATTTTTTGTGATGATGGCTCACTCTTTGCAGTAGCGCGTCTGGCCGACACATACAAGCCGCTTTTAAAAGAGGGGTCAAGCAAAGATATAACGCTAAATTTTAAACTTCAAATTGCAAATGCAAATGAGAGCATCATTTTAAAAGTTGATAATAACGTAGTGCTTGCCACAAGAAAGTGGAGCGAAAATCAATTTTTAAAAAAGACAGACAAGATCGACGCATACACCAAGCAAGAAAGCGACAATAAATTTGCGCTAAAAACCGAGCTAACGGATGGCTTGCCAATAGGTGCATATCTGAGCTATCCAAGCCAAAAAACTATCCCTGCTGGCTTTATGATAGCAGATGGTAGAAGTCTCAAAAAAGCAGAATACACTGAGTTATTTGATGTGATAGGCTACACATACGGCGGTAGTGGGCAGAATTTTAACTTACCGAATTTTGCCGATGGCAAGTTTATGAGGTCAATAGGCGGCAATGCGGCAGCTCTTGGCACAGATAAAGGGGATGCTATTAGAAACATTACTGGAGCTATATCAGCATATGACGGTGGCGCATTGCCTGCAGGAGTAGATAGAGGAGCTTTTACACCAGTTGCAGGTGGTGGGTTAATCCCTATTGGCTCTAGTGGAGTTCGTGCTTATCAAACTTTTGACGCTAGCCGAGTAGTACCGACCGCAAACGAGAATAGACCGCTCAATATGGCAGTAGTGGTTATCATAAAAGCCAAAAATGTAAATACTCCAACAGCCAGTCAAATAGATAAAACTATACTTGCCACCGAAACGAAAGTGGGCGTAGTAAAACTCAAAAACGCTATAACTGCCAAACAAGAGGACGCGGCAGTAACTGAGAAAGCAGTTGCTGAAGCAATAGAGGCAAATAAAGGGCTAGGCATAGAGCAAGAATATAAAGACGCTACAACACAAAGAAGAATGAACGAAAGCTATGAAAACACTACAAATAAGCCAATATATCTTTATTTAGTGATAAACAATGCATATAATGTGAATTTTGATGTGCTCATAAACAATAAAAAGATACTAACTCACGATGAGCCAGGTAGGTGTATTATAAATTTCATAGTTCCACCTAAAGCAACATATAAAATCATTCCAAACTCAACTCAATACGTAATCATACACTGGGCTGAACTAAGATAAGGAGCAAATATGAAACGATATAAAAATGCGAATAATGAAATTTATGCTTATGAAGATGACATAAGCGAAGAGCTACTAAATCAAAGAATAAAAGAGCTAGGGCTAACGCCGATAAGCGACGAAGAAGCAAGCAAACTTCTTGTGCCAAAGATAGATGAGAGAGAAAAACGACTAGCAGAGGTTGAAACCGAGATCGCCGAGTGCGAAAACTATATACGCCACGCCTTAATCATCGGCAATAACGCAGTACTTGAAAATCTAAGAGCGGAGTATAAGGAACTAATCGCAGAGCGCGAAAAGCTGAACGTAACAAGCGAGCCGATAACGGCAGCGCCGACCGATCATCTGTAAGGGGGGCAAAAATGAGCTATGTAATCATCTGCGTATTGTCGTTAATTTTAGGCGTTTTACTCTGCCCTATCGTGATTTTTCTAAGAGCTAGAAAATGTGAGGGCTGGGATAGCTCGAATATGACAAACATTTTAAGAGTGTTTAGCCATTTGGCGACACATCCAGACGACTTTAGCAGGTTTCAGTACGAAGATGGCAAGAAGCCATTCTGGTACTTAGACAAAGACGAATTCACAGATGTGGTTCAAACTAGACCAACACAAAAGGATAAAAAATGAGAATAAGAATAAAAAGGTGCGAAATTTGCGCATCAAAGCTGGATAAAGACGGCGCTTGCACTTGGAGCGAGTGCCCTAAGTGTCCAGAATACAAACAGAGCGAAACAAAAGAGAATGAGAAGCCAAGCAAGAAGTCAAAAAAGGAAAATGATGCTAAAGAGTAAAGAAATATTGCAACTTATAGCGATCATTTTAGTAGAGCTTATGCTTGAGATCCTCTCATTTGTAGTTGTGCCAGTTGCATTACTATTTTGCAAAAAAGATGACGAGCATTTACCAAAGATATTTAGGTGGTTTGAAGATGCAAACGACTATTACGATGGTAAGTGTGCTGCTATCAATGGTGATAGTGGCTGGAGAGAGAAGCACTATCCTGAACCAACTAATAGAACATATAAAGCAAGACTTCTTTGGCTCTTACGCAATAGGATAGGACGTTTTTCAAGTGAAATTTTAGGCGTCAAAGTAGATGAAGTAAATCCATATAGCATAGAAACTTTAGGTGATCCCAATATCACCAGCAATGGTGGCAAAGAGAGTGGTTTTTGTAAAGTTACTTGTATCTTAAAAGATGGCAGGGAGCGTTTTGGGTTTTATAAGATTGTGCGCTATGGGAAATTTTATTGCAGGATATATTTAGGGTGGAAGCTTATGGATATAGCAGGGGCAAATGCCTTAAATTTTAAAGAGTTCACCCAGAAAGATGACAAGAAATATCTAAAAACGGTGTGGTGTATAAATCCATTAAAAAAAGTAAATCAAAAAGGAGAATAAAAATGGCAGCAAAATTTGGTGTAAACGTAACCGTATCAGCTGAGGCAGCAAGACCAATAGCAGTAGAAAGTACTACACCTATTGGTATAGCAGGGTATGAAGAGGTGCTAGAAAATGGCCTACATTTTTATATGACAACAGCAAAGGCGCTTGAAGCTCTTGAAGCAAAATACAAAGCTAAAAAGGATGCGAGCCAAGCTTTTAAAAAAGGCTCTATTTATAGGGCTTTAAAAGGTATTGAAGATCAGGCGGTTAATACGCAGATTATTTTAAGCGTATTCACCAAAGACGACGATAGCGATACGAACAATGAGATCACAGAGTGCAAAAGTGCCATTACAGAGTTTGCTAAAGCTAAATCTCGCTTCGGATATAACCCTAATCTAATCGTAGCGCCCGAATATAGTCACGAAGACGCCGTAAAGGGCGAGATAGAAAAGATGGCAACCAGGCTAAAAGCAACTGGCATTGTAGATCTAAAAGCAGATGACGCAGCAGCAGCCATTGTTAAAATGGGCGATTTTGGTACAAATAGACTAGTTGCCGCTTATCCAAATGTCAAGGTTTGGGATGATGAAACGAACGCTTATGTCTATGAGGGGCAAAGTGCTAGAATAGCCGGCATGATAGCCCATACAGATGGCGCAAGCGAGTTTGGATATAGCGACAGCTACTCAAACAGAGTGATGATAGGGGTTTCGGGCACGCAAATAGACGTAGATTTCGAGCTTGGAGAAACTTGCACGGCTGATGAGCTAAGGGCAGCAAAAATTTCTACCATCATTAGAGAGAGTGGCTTTAGAGCTTGGGGCGGAGAGACTAGCGATCAGGATACTATATGGAAAGACCTTGCAAGAGTAAGGGTATTTGACCGTATTTCGCAAGCTTGCCAAAAGGGAGTGCTGTTTGCGATCGATAGAAAAGCTAGTGAGCTTTATCATGCAAAAAGATCAGTTAGCGAGCTCCTTCGTCAGCTAGTTGGAGCAAAGGTACTTCTTGGATATGAGCTTAGCTGGAGTGCAAAAAACACCGACGCAACTATCACGGCTGGCAAATTTTACCTTGATGTCAGAATGCAAAACAATCCAATCGTTAAGCAGCTTACACTTGATTTTATCTACGTGGATAAATACGGTAGCGTTTTGATGGATGAGTTAAACAAATAAAGGAGATAAACAATGAAAAGACAAATTCCTCAAGTAATCCAAGAAGGTAACGTTTATATAGATGGCATCGGCTATCTTGGCGTAACAAAAAAGCTTAAACTTCCCACAATAGAGTTTGAAATGATAGAGAGCAAAGGAGCTCTTAGCACAAATTATACAACTGGCATGCTAAAGGCAACAGAGGTTGAATTTACAGTTAGTGTGCTGGATAAAAACATGTGGGTAAATTTGGGGCTAAACAGCTTTACCAACCGCATTCCGTGGCTTTTTAAAGCTAGCATTTTCCAAAGTGGCAAAAGTAAAACCGTGCCTTTTAGCGCAGCCTTTACTGGAGATATTATCAGTTATGAAGTATCTGAGTTTGAAAGCGGAAAAGAGCTAGAAGTTAATATTAAGCTATCAGCTCATTTCGTGGACATCAACGTGGATGGTGTGCCAATGGTGCTAAAAGATAGTGAAAATATGATATGCGTTATAGGCGGAGTTGATTATATGGCAGGGGTTCGCTCAAATTTAGGAGAGTGATTTTTTATACTAAGCCTGCTTGTTTTACTTTGATATGTAGCCAAGCAGGCAAAAACAACAAAAGGATATAAGAATGAAAGAGATAAAGATAAAAGATGAAATTTGGCAAATGCACGCACCAAAAGTAAGAACCATTAAGATGGCGGATGAAAATGGTGGTAGCGATATGGCAAAAACTATCTATATGATAGCTGCACTTTGTAATAAGACACAAGATGAAGTTGAAAATTTGGAGTTTAAAGAATTTATGTCTTTACAAAAGGCGTTAAATGATTTTTTAGATGTAAGGGCGGAGTAAATAACGAAAATATCGCCCTTATAGCTCATGTTTTAGGCTATGGATATAGCGAGATAATAAATCTTAGTTTGAGTGATTTTAGTGAGTTTTTAGAAATTTCAGTAAAGATATTAAAGGCTAGGCAGGTTTGAGCGTTTATCTTTTGAGTTAAAAAGGCTATAAATGGATATTAAAAAGGATTTGACAATATCTAATGCTAAAAACAAAACAGCTACAAGTAAAAAGGCTGGAAAAGATAAAAATAGACCTATGATATAAGCAAAGGGAGCTGCTATTAGCATACCTAAAAGGTCAAGCTCGCTGCTAAAGATAAAAAATAGAGAAAAAAGCGTGGCAAAGCACTCCATAAAGTAGTTATTGCTACACAAAAACTCTGTAAAGCTAAAATTTTTCATAAGTTAATTATAGCTTGCAAAGATATAAAAAGCAAGAAAGGTAAAAATGGATAATACTTCAGTTAGTATAACAGTTGGACTTATTACAAAAGGCTTTTCTGCACTAAGTGGAGATATAGGCAAACTTAGTGCATTAACTAATCGTCTAAGTGCTGCTGGTAAAGAGGTTGGTAAGCTAAATGAACGTATTTCAAAGATTAGTGCAATAAAAGCAAACATAAGTATAAACAAGCAAAACATTGCTAGTGAGCTTTCAAATGTTGCTGAGATCGCTGCAAAAATATCATCTGTTGCACTACCTGTAAAGCTTGCTATTGACTATGAAGACGCCTTTGCTGATGTTAAAAAGGTGGTTGATTTTAGTGATAATGGCGAGATGAAAAAATTTAGTAACGAGCTTTTAAAGATGAGCCAGGTTATACCACTTAGCGCAAAAGAGCTTACGCAAATAGCAGCTGCTGGCGGTCAAATGGGTATAGCAAAAGATGAACTACTTGAATTTACGCAGATCACCGCAAAGCTAGCAGTTGCGTTTGATACCACGGCTGATAGTGCTGGAGAGAGCATAGGAAAGATAAAAAATATCCTAAATATGGATCTGGCTCAGACAAAAGGGCTAATGGATGTGATAAACGGTCTTTCAAACTCAAATCCAGCAAAAGCGTCTGAGCTAGTTGAGATAATGAAACGAATAGCAGCACAAGGTAAGCAAATAGGCTTAGCTAGTGAAAAGACAGCCGCTCTTGGCGCTGCATTTATCTCACTTGGCAAAGCTCCAGAAACTGCTGCGAATGCTGCTAACAAACTTATGAAAACGCTTGGAAATATAAGCACTTTAGATGAAAAAGGTCAAAAAGCATTAAATGAGCTTGGACTTGATAAAGAGTATATATTGGCTGGAATGAGGGCTGATCCATCCAAAATGATGATAAGTTTTTTAGAGCGCATAAAGAGTGTAGATGATAGCAAAAGAGGAGCTATTTTAAATACTTTGTTTGGAGATAACTACGATACTGATATCGCAACCTTAATAGGCGGTCTTGATACGCTTAAAAAGGCGATGGCTGATGTAGCTGATACTTCAAAATTTAAAGATAGTGCAGATAAGGAATTTGAGAATAAATCAAGCACAACAGCTTCAGCTATAAAACGCTTACAAGGTGCATGGAGTGCCTTTGGCATAAGCATAGGCGAGATGTTTTTGCCAGCTATTAACACACTATCATCATTTTTAGCAAATATTGCAAAGACACTATCATATATACATGAGAATTTTCCAGTAGCTTCAAAGATTGTTTTTGGATTTATTGGTGGATTTATGGCATTTAGTGCTATTGCACCGATGCTAAAGATCGCAAGATATGGCTTTAGCATACTTTTTTCAGAAATAAAAATAGCATATCAAAGCACTATGTGGCTAGCAAATGCTTTAAAGCTGGTTGCATCTCGCTCACTCTTAACTTCAGCCTACACGAAAGCTCTAGCATCAGCGCAAAGAGCTTGTCAGGCAGCTACAATAGGACTTAGTAAGATTTATAAGACCTTAGCTGCTGCTATGTCAGTATCTATAAAGGCCATAAAATCTATGAAATTTGCTCTTATTAGCACAGGCATTGGTGCCATAGTAGTAGCTCTTGGCACAGCAGCGGCCTATCTTATGGAAAATTGGGAAAAAGTAAAGGCATTTTTTCTTGAGATATGGGAGAGTGTAAAGCCATATTGGGAGAGCACGACAAAGTTTTTTAGTGATCTTTGGCAAGGAGTGAGCGACTTTTTAAGCGCTATTTTTGAGCCAGTTATCAAGATATGGGATGAGCTTTTTGGTGGCTTTTTTGACTGGATAGCTGAGAAATTTGGCTGGATAAATGACATGGTCGGTGAGGCCATTAAGGGGCTAAGTAGTGCTTGGAGCAAGACAAAAGAATTCTTTGGCTTTGGAGACGATGAGCAAGCAAGTAGTGAGCTAAAGCCAAAAGATGATAGCGGTGGCTTTTTTAACTCTATCTTTGGCTCAGATAGTGATACCAACGCAGAGGCTCCAGCTTTAGTAGCAGCTAGCCCAGGTGGTGGCGCCATCAATATTAGCTTTAATGGTGATTTTTTACTTAACTCAGACAATGGCAAATTTGACCTAGAAAGCTTTAAGGCTCAAATAGTAAAAGGCGTTAAAGACGCACTAAGACGTGATGAGTTTAACCGTAAAAACACGGATGTAAGGGGATAATATGGTGCTAAATCTTGGTGGGTTTAAATTTAGATGGGAGCAAACTAATAGCATTGGCATTGAGACTGCTTTTGGTATAAGCGAACAAGAGCGGATACAAAACTATCCAGCCTTATTTAGTGCAAATTTAGGGAGCAGCGCACTTAATATAGAGGGCCAAACGCTGCCATATCACGGCGATAAACAAGGTGCACTAAAGCCACTTTATGCCTTAGCCGCCTTACGTCAAAGCTTGCCGCTTACAAATGGAAACGGTAAATATTTTGGTCGCTTCGTTATAGTAAAAATCAGTGAAAAACAAGCTATTTTTACTCCAAATGGAGCATTTTTTACACAAAGTTTTAGTTTGGAGCTAAAAAGGGATTATGATTAAAAAGAAAAGGAGTAACGATCGCGAAGTATGGCAAAGCTAGGCGAGGCGACCGAGTATTTTGCGAGGGAGTTTATCTTTTATAAATGACCGAAGCAAAAACGCAGGGCAACAAAGTATGGCGTAGCCAGACGAGCAGGTTGAAAAGCAAGATGAAAATATATATAGCTAAAGACGGTGATAGGCTTGATACTATCACCTACAACCACTACGGACATCTAAGGTTTTTTGAGCAAATTCTAACTATAAACCCAAAGCTTAACACAACACTTCACGCAGGCGATAGGGTGTTTTTGCCTGATATAAAAGAAGTAGCAAAAGAGCAGGCAAAACTATGGTGAGAAAACCAGCTTTCAAGCTAGAAGCCAGCGGTAAAGACATAACAAACATCATCAGACAAAACCTAATAAGTCTAAGCTTTACTGATAAAGAGGGCAATGAAAGTGACGAAATCAGCTTTACCCTATTTGGCATATATGCAAAGCCAGTATTTGGAGATAAGCTTAAACTTTGGTTGGGATATGAAAATGAGCTCTATCTTTGTGGCTCTTTTAGCGTGCAAACGGCTAGCAGGGATTATAAAAACCAAACTACCGAGGTTAGAGCAACTGCTGTAAATTTTGCAAGCCCTGCAAAAGAGAAAAGACGTGTGAGCTGGGAAAATACAACGCTTTTTGGGATAGCTAAAAAGATAGCTAGTACCAATGCACTATCTTTAAAAACAAGCGGTAGCGACCAAAACATAGCTTCTGTTATCCAGGATAATGTAAGCGACATAGAGTTTTTATATGATCTATGCGTCAAATTTGGCTTTTTAATGGCTGTTAAAAATGATAATATCATCATAACAGCCAAAGATGCCAAGGGCGATGCTAGCCAAACCTCAAATACTTCAAAAAACGAGAATTTGCCCACTTTTACACTAAATTTAACTGATCTTTACTCGCTAGAGATCACTGAAGCTAATAGAAACTCTTATACAGCCGTAATAGTAGAGTGGCAAGATATAGAAGCTGGTAAGGTAAAAAGCATTAAGGTGGGAAGTGGGGAACAGGTATATAAGATGCAGATAGCTCAGCCAAAAAGTGATAATGAGGCCTTTAAACAAGCAGAAGCTAAACTTAACGAGCTACAGCGCGGCGGAATAAATGGTAGATGTAGCTGCGAAGGGAAAAATATCGTAGCAGGCGGCAAGCTTAAATTTGGTGGAGTTGCTGGACTAGAAGCAAATGAGTTTAGTATAAAAGAAGTAAGCCATAAGCTTAGCACGAGTGGGTATGAAATAGACATAGAGTTTGAGGGGTAAAATTTTAGTTATTTAATATGTTTTAAAAGGTTGTAAAAAGCTATTTAAAAATATATTTTTTACATTTAAAATGAGAGCGGGACAAGGATAAAATTTGCTTCACTATCATTTTAAATGTAAAATACTCTCATTTTAAATGCGCGCGGATAAAATATAGACATTTTTTGCCCATTTTGCTTGTTATAATTTCACATGTCACAAAGATATCTTGACAAAAATAATTAAAACAAAGGAGAAAAAATGTCAAAGAAAAAAGTTGTTAAAACTGCTCCTATAATTGAGCAGTTTGTAGATTTGGCTAGCACACAAAGAGAGCTAGCAGATGAATTAGGAGCTAAGTTTTTAGAATTTTGTAATGCATATTTGAACGAAAAATGTGTTATTGTTAGAAACGAATTTGTTTACCAAAGCTCTTTTGTGCCAGCAAGCCTGGGCATTGAAGTCTATACCAAAAAACCAACTTCTCGCATCAATAGCGTAAGCACAAGTCTTGGTAACGTTTCTTTTGAATTATCATATGATAGACAAGACGAAGAGTATGATGATGATCACTTTAAAGATGAGCTAGTTGAGTTTTTAAGTAGGTAGCTTTTTGTAGTAATAGTAAATACATAATGCAAGGTTATTCATAAAAAGTGCTTAGGATAGGTGAAACTTTGCTGTGCTAAAAGCAGGGATGAAAACTTCTACTGCTGGCTACTTTTAAACACTTTTACTTCTCAGTGATAGTTGGTCTTTTTAACCATATAAAAGATCTGGAAGCAAAGAGAAAAGCAGATCGAAAAGGTACTAGATAACACCATAAATATTTACGGCTCTATAAAGGGCATCGCTGGAAATGCGGTAGCAAACATAAAAGCCCTTGAGCTACCATATGGTGGCGATACGCAGGAGTAAGATAAGGAGCGTTTCAAAACGCTCTTTTTAAATTCACCTTTCACAACAAATTTCTCAAATTTTTATAATTATGGACATAAAAATGTCTTTTCTGCTAAGTAAAATAACTTCAACAAAAGCAAAAAAAGGAGCTTGTCGTG